AAATTGTTATGCGAAAAGGTATTACAACCTGTCCGAGATCACTTTGGTAAAGTCGTAACTGTGAGCTCCGGGTTTAGATCCGAAGAATTGTGTGAAGCCATTGGCTCAAGCAAAAATTCACAGCACGCTAAAGGCCAGGCGGCTGATTTTGAGCTTTTTGGAATTTCCAATCAGGAAGTGGTAATTTGGATTAACGAAAATTTAGATTATGACCAAATGATATTGGAGTTTTGGAAAGGTCCAGATGAACCAAATAGTGGTTGGATTCACGTATCTTACAAAAAAGAGGGAAATAGAAAACAACTATTGAGAGCTTTTAGAAATACGTTTGGTAAAACTCAATACGAACCATACGAATACTGAACGCCTGACGAACTTAATAATATGTATATGAAAAAGGGCGTTTAAACATTGACAAACGACCTATATTATGATATATTATGTAATACAATAAATGAAGGTGAAATATTATGGCAAAAAAAGAATTTAAATTTATAGATTTAGACAAGACACTACTTCCCAAAACCAAAGGTATGAAAGTAGATGGTTTTAGATTTTACAATATAGACGGTAAAAACTATCCATCGGTTACGACAGTATTAGGTCAACTTAAAAAAGAAGGCCTACAAAAATGGCGTGATAGTATTGGTGAAAAAGTTGCTCAATGGGAAATGGGTAGAGCCTCACGTAGAGGTAAAGCAACTCATACGTTAGTTGAACAATATATTAAGAATGAAACACCATCAATCCGTGATGTGTTACCATTAGGTTTATTCAAACTATTAAAACCTTACATAGATCAAGTAGATAATATACATTTACTAGAGGCAATTATGTATAGTAAAAAACTTACTATTGCTGGTCAAGTAGATTGTATTGCTGAATACAATGGTAAGTTATCTGTGATTGATTTTAAAACAGCCAATAAACAAAGAGAAGAAAGTTGGATTGACAATTACTTTATGCAAACAACTGCCTATGCTCATATGTACGAAGAAACTTTTGGTACACCAATTGAACAAATTGTAATTTTATTGGCAAGTGAAGACGGCACTTCTCAATGTTTTATTAAGGAAAAGAAAGATTACGAACAAGACCTTATGAAAGCAATTGATGGTTTTTATAAATATTATGAAGAACTTAACAAAGATAAAATAAAAGCAAGTTAGTCAAAAATGTGGCCTCGTTTTATCGTAGGAGGCATATGAAAAAAATCATATTAGGTTTATTGTTCAGTTTATTTGCTTTTACAGCAAGTGCTGACCACGAAAAAGATTTTGGTAATTACTTTTTTCAACAAGTTCCTGCTTTATGTGGAACACAAGAAAATATAGATAATTATTTAAATCACTATAAACTTAAACCACAAAATATATCATTAGGTAGAGAGGGTATGGTCAAAGAAGGCCAACCAGTTTATATGATAACTTATTATATATCTGAAGACGGTACTCAAACATCAGCAACTATTGATGTACCAAGTGGCGCTGAAAGATGTATATTATTTCATACATTTGATTTAACAGAAGCGCCAAAATAACATTGACAATTTAAGACCATTATGTTATATTGGTAATGGTTATAACTATGGGGGTGAACGCTAGTGGTAGTAACCCCCATTTATGAAAGGTGTGAAATGAACAGTAAAGAATTTAGTTTAAAGATTGAAAATTTAGTCAAAGAAAAAAGGTGTTCTCATATGGACGCCGTAATACTATTTTGTGAAGAAAACGAAATAGATCCAGGCACAGTATCAAAACTTATTTCAAAATCATTAAAAGAAAAAATCAAATTAGAAGCAACCAATAAGAGGATGTTAAAGTATCCGAAGTGTGGCCAATTGCCTATTTAATTTATGTATGGAGGATTTGATGTATTTAAAGTTTATTTGGGTGTTAAATTACATTTTACCACAAAAAATTACGACTATATACAATATGGTGGAAAAGTCAACTGTAAACTTGAAACATTTACCAAAAGAAATGATAGATACTTCTTTCATAAACTGAGCAAACAATATGGACAAAATGATATACTTGATTTCTTTGTTGCTAACTTTGCTACAGATAGCAAGGGATGGGTTGGTAATCTTTTACAAAGAGATGGTAGAGATGTTTATTTGGATTATAAAAAACGTAAAGAAGCATTTACCTATCATTTTAGGAATGATTGCTTACGGATTAATGATGACTTTCTTTCTAATAATATTTCTTTTGATGATGGTTTCGTTTGCCATAATGGACAACATCCTAGACTTTTACGATTATTTCTTCAAAAAACAATATCGTTACAAACCACAATCGTTCTTAACCACTTCTTATCGTTTAGTAAAAATTGGGATAAAGAGATTACCGAGAAAGTTGTATGGACTAAAATCTCATCTACGATTGCCAGATTAAAACCTTTTATTAAGTTTAATGAAACTGAATGTAAGATGATTATGAAAGATGTATTTTTAAACAAATGAAAAAGAAAAAAACATATATTCACGTCAACCAACACGTGATAAGGAGTAATAAGAAAAATGAAAGAAACGATCCAGTTATTACGATTAAGCAAGGTAGTAAGAATGTTTATTGCCATCAAGTGGCTATTCACGGACCATCCAAAGTGGTTTATGGCGGTAATGATAAGCCTCTTTTGTCTTGTGGTGCTCGTGTCGTAATAGAAACTGAAAGTGAAGTAGAAGTTATTAAATGAAGAAGAAAATTCTTATTATGGGATTGCCAGGTTCAGGTAAAAGTTATCTTTCTGATAAACTTTCACCTATGATAAACGCAGTATGGTTAAA